ATAAATTTAATGAACTGGCTGAGTCTGGTAAATCCCTTGTTGATGCAAAAAAGCAAGAAGAAAAAGCTAGTAGCAACGTACATAAGCCTAGTATTCAAGAGCGTATGCGGGAACAACTCAGCGAACTTATTGGTGAACTAGAAGAACTTGTAGACCAACAGCCTAGTAAAGATATTCCAAAGATTTTTGATTGGTTAAAAACGAACAATGTAGCTCAAGCACACATTAACAAGATTCGTGCTTATTATGAGCCAATGGCGGCTGAATTTGCGTTATTGCAAAATTTTCCCTCATCTGCAAAACTTAAAAAAATGTCAGAAAGCGAACAAGATACCTGGGAACAGATTAGAGAAGGATATTCTTGTTACAGCAAACAAGAAATTGATATGTTTGCTAAGTTTTATGATAGTCTATTTGGCGATCTAGATGCGTATTCTAACCTTAAGAAAGCAAATCGTGCAACTCGTAAGCCCAAGCCTAAGAGTGCTGACAAGCTCGTATCAAAGCTCAAATACAAGAAAGATGATACTAGATACAAAGCTGTTAGCATTGATCCTACTAAGATTATCGGTGCTACTGAGCTCTGGGTGTTTAATACAAAAAATCGAAAACTAGGAAAATATGTTGCACTAGAGCATGGAGAGTTTTCAATAAAAGGGACAACCTTACAGTTCTTTAATGAGAACCTAAGTGTACAAAAGACACTACGTAAGCCTGAACAGCAACTTAAAGAGTTTGGCAAGGCAGGAAAAGTAGCTCTACGTAAGTTCTTAGAAGACATTAAAGCTACTGAGACTAAAATGAACGGAAGGCTTAACGAACACACGGTGCTACTAAAGGTTTCCTAATAAATACTACTGTTAGGAAACATGCATGGCAGATTTAACGACACTACGTAAAGATATTCAAGATTACATCTACTTGCGCCTAGGTGGCGACATGGTTGATGTAGAACTGGACCCAGCGCATTACGACATGTGCATTGATAAGTCACTAGAACGATATAGACAACGTGCTCAGTCCAGTGTAGAAAGTAGCTATGTGTTCTTAACCATTGTTGCAGATCAACAGGAGTATGTTCTTCCTGATGAAATACAAGAGGTAAGACAAGTATTTCGTCGCAGTGTAGGCAGTGGATCAGGAGATACTGGTACACAATTTGAACCATTCGAAGCAGCCTTTGTTAACACTTATCTGCTACAAGCAGGCAGAGTTGGAGGCCAAGCTACTTACGAAATGTACTATCAGTATCAAGAGATGAGTGCAAGATTGTTTGGTGGCTTTGTTAACTTTGAATGGAATAGTGTTAGTAAGACACTTACCTTGTTACGTAAATTTAGCGATGGTGGTGAAGATGTAGTTCTTTGGTGTTATAATAAAAGGCCAGAGACTGGCTTGCTACAAGACACAAACGTAGCACCCTGGATTAAAGACTACAGTTTAGCTGTGGCCAAGTTTACACTAGGCGAAGCACGAAGCAAGTTTAGTACTATTGCTGGCCCACAAGGCGGAACAAGCCTAAATGGAGATACGCTCAAAGCAGAAGCACAAGCTGAAATGGCTGCGTTAGAAGACGACCTTAAGAACTATGTAGACGGTTCTGACCCACTATCTTTTATTATTGGATAAACTTAAAAACTTTGTTATAATATAATCATGATTATAGGATTGATAGGACTTATAGGTTCTGGCAAAGGCACTGTTGGCGATATGCTAATAGAGCAAGGATACCAGCATCAGAGCTTTGCTACTCCGTTAAAAGATGCTTGTGCAAGCATTTTTAATTGGGATAGACAGATGCTTGAAGGTGATACCTTACAAAGCAGATCGTGGAGAGAACAGGTAGATCCGTGGTGGAGTAAGCGTCTTAACATACCAGAATTTACTCCGCGCCTAGCATTACAACTAGTTGGAACAGACGTTTTCCGCAACCATTTCCATCAAGACATTTGGATACTAAGCATGGAGTCTAGATTGCAAGGTAACATTGTAATTACTGATGCTAGGTTTCCTAATGAAGTTAATATGATTAGAAACGTTGGTGGAGTAATTGTACGTGTTAAACGAGGCGATGATCCAGAATGGTTTGACATTGCGGCTAAAACACCTGATAGTATGGCAACACTATTTCCTGATACTCATGCAAGTGAGTATAGTTGGTGTGGCACTCAGCCAGATTATATGATACTAAATGACGGAAGTTTACAAGATTTACAAAGTACTGTTACCGATCTTCTTCAAGATCTCCCTGAGTCCAGCCGGTCTTAGATAATTCAAAATTACAATTTAAGCATACTGTTTTTAAATTCTGAACAGCAATTTGTTGTTGGTTTCTACTAGTATTAAAAACACGCAACTGCTCTAGCATTACTGGTTTAAAACCACACTTTTCACACGTATTTTTTTTCTTGTAACCTGCTAACTGCCATCTTTCTTTAGATGCAGATTTTTTCTTAGCATTATTCCTGTTGCACCTATCACACAATTTTCTATAGTAAATTTTGCCATGTTTGTGGTAGTTTATAGCTCTAGGATAAGTTCCGCATTGTAAACATAACTGGCGCATGCATATACTTATCGTAATGAACCTTTAAAGGGCATGCCTAAGACAGGGTATTTGAAGTTAATAACATAAATACTGCAAAGGAATTCTTTGCAAAGGAATATAGAAATATGGCTTTAGTATCACCAGGCGTAGAAGTCACAGTAATAGACGAAAGTAACTTTGTTGCTAATCAAGCAGGAACAGTAGCTTCAATTATTGTTGCGACCGCCCAAGATAAGACAAGTGGAACCGGAACTGGCACAGCCGCCGGCACCACATCAGCAAATGCTGGAAAAACATACTTAATTGGTAGTCAGAGGGATTTGGTATCCACATTTGGAAATCCAAGTTTTTACCAAACTGCTGCAGGTACACCAATTCATGGATATGAAATTAACGAATACGGTTTAATGGCAGCGTATAGTTTACTCGGTGTTAGTAACCGAGTTTATGTAACTCGCGCCGCAGTTAACTTATCTGAGTTAGCTAGCTCAACGTCACGCCCAGTAGGATCTCCAGCTGGCGGAACAATTTGGTTTGATACTGGTACTGATACACGATGGGGTGTATTTGAGTGGAGTAAGTCATCTGATACCTTTACTAACAAATCAGATATTACTGTTATTACTAGTGCAACTGACTTAGCTGGCGGCATTCCAAAGACAAGTATCGGAGCCATTGGTTCTTATGCTGTTGTTGCTACTAACGTTAGTAACCCACTATACTACAAAAATCGTAGCAATGCTTGGGTACTAGTAGGTAGCACATCATGGCAAACATCATGGCCATCAATTGCAGGCACAAGTGCAAGTCCAACTCTTACAAACAGTAACAGTATTGTACTTAATGGCACCACTGTTACACTAAGTGGAACAACTGTAGCAGCACTTGCTTCTAATATTACTAGTGCAAGCATCACAGGTGTTACAGCAGCCGCAGTGGACAACAAAATTGAAATTTACGCTACAAGTTCTGCAGCAAGTGATGGTTCAACCACAGATGGTAAAGTTACACTAGCAAATGGATCAGGAACTATATTAACAAACACTGGCTTAACAGCAGGAACATATGCATGTCCAAAGATTCAACAAAGTGAACATTATAGTGTTCCAGAATACAAAACTACAGACACAACACCACGCCCAACAGGCAGTATTTGGATTAAAACAACAGCTACAAATACTGGTGCAAGTTTTGATATTAGTGTATATGATACCGCAACTGCCGCATTTAGTGCAGTAACAGCGCCGCTTTATGAGAACGACCAAACTGCACTTAAAAATTTAGATGCAACTGGTGGTAAAGCCATAGCTGCCGGATCTTATTATGTACAGTTTGACGTTTCAGAAAACGATACAGTGACATATAAAATTTTCCGAAGATATGCTGCTGGTATTTTAGAAGTTACAGGAAATATTAATGCTGCAACTCCGCTTACTGGTAGTGAAACATTTACTATCCAAGCTAGTGCAGCAAATAGTACAACGCTAACCAGTGCAGTATCAGTAACACTAAGTGGTACTGCATTAGCAGATATGGCTAGCGACATTAACGCAGCAAACGTTGCAAATGTAAGTGCTTCAGTAACCGCAGACGGATTTTTAACAATTTCACATAACTTAGGCGGAAGTTTACTTCTTAAAGATACAAGTGGTACACCACTTACAGATGCAGGAATTGTAACTACACTAACAACTGGACAGGTACGTGCTGGTAATAACAGTGACTTAATTGTAAGTAACTGGGTTGCTCCAACACATACAGCTAGTGCAACTTCACCAAGTGCAGATCCAACAGCGGATCGTTATTGGTACCACGGTGGCACAGAAGCTGACATCTTAATTAGTGACGGAACGAACTGGAAAGGTTATCAAAACGTAACCAGTGATGCACGTGGTTTTAATCTTAGTAATACAGACCCCGACGGTGTAATTTTTAGCGCAACTGCTCCTACTACTCAGAGCGACGAAACTGCACTAGTAGTTGGTGACTTGTGGTTAGATACAAGCGACTTAGAAAACTATCCAAAACTATACCGTTATCAAGTAGTATCAAGTGAAAATCGCTGGGTACTAATTGATAATACAGACCAAACAACTGAAAATGGTATACTATTTGCTGATGCTCGCTTTATGGGGGATACAAGCACAGATGTTATTACTGGAACACTAGCAACAACTAAAGCATTACTAACAAGTGATGTTGTTGATATTGACAGACCAGATCCATCATTATACCCAAGAGGCATGTTGCTTTTTAACACACGCCGTAGTAGTTATAATGTTAAGCAGTTTAAGAGTGATTACTTCAGCAGAACTAACTTCTCAGACACTACACTTTACCCAACACTTCCAACAGAAAAGGATGCATGGGTAACAGCAAGCGGCAACAAGAGTGACGGCTCACCATACATGGGACGAAAAGCAGTACGTCAAGTTGTTTCAGCAAGTATGAAGTCAGCTATTGATAGTAGTGAAGAGCTTCGTGAAGATGCAAGAACATTTAATGTAATTGCCGCACCTGGATATCCAGAGCTTATTCCTAACATGGTTACTTTAAACAATGATAGACGTACTACTGGTTTTGTAGTTGGCGATACTCCGCTACGTTTAGCAGCAACAGGTACAGCAATCCAAAGTTGGGCAAGCAATCAAGTTTCAGCCGCAGTAGACGGTGAAGATGGTTTAACCACTGTTGATCCTTACTTAGGTGTGTTTTATCCAGCAGGACAAACTAACGATCTAAGTGGAAACACTATTGTAGTTCCATCAAGTCATATGGCACTTAGAACAATTAGTAGAAGCGATGATCAGAGTTTCCCATGGCTAGCACCAGCTGGTAGCCGACGTGGACTTGTTGATAATGTAACTGCTATTGGTTTTATTAATAGCGCAACAGGTGAATTTACAGGTGATAATGTTAGAGAAAGCCTACGTGATACACTGTATCAACAACGAGTAAATCCAATTACATTCTTTAATGGTGTTGGAATTATGAACTACGGTAATAAAACAAGAGCAGCAACAACAAGCTCACTAGACCGTATTAACGTTGCAAGGCTTGTTGCATACCTACGTAAAACAATGCAAGAAACTGCACTAGGCTTTGTGTTTGAACCTAATGATAAAATCACTAGAGACGAACTAAAAGAGCAAGTAGAGCAGTTAATGAATGATTTGGTAGCAAAACGTGGTATTTACGATTACTTGGTAGTGTGTGATGATACAAACAATACACCAACAAGAATTGATCGTAATGAGCTATATGTAGACGTTGCTATTGAACCAGTTAAAGCAGCAGAGTTCATCTTTATTCCAATTAGATTGAAAAATACAGGTGAAATTTCAAGTGGTAACGTAGCCGCAGCAAACGCTGTTTAACGTACCTAGAAAGCATGAAATAATGGGGCGGTTGTAGAAATTGCCCCATTTTTCGTGAACACTTTCAGATAAATATTATTATATTAAGGAGGCAGATTACATGTCAGTTTCATCATTATTAAAATTTACTGTACCTTTAGACAGTGATCAGTCAGCTAATGCACAAGGCTTGTTAATGCCTAAACTAAAGTATCGGTTCCGTGCATTGTTTGAGAATCTTGGCGTGTCTACTCCACGTACAGAATTAACAAAGCAGGTAATGGATATTACCCGCCCTAGCATTACATTTGAAGAAATGGAAGTTCCAATTTATAACTCACGTGTTTACCTAGCTGGTAAGCATCAATGGGATATGGTAACAGTTAATTTCCGCGACGATGTAAATGGTAGCGTAAGCAGGCTTCTTGGAGAGCAAGTGCAAAAGCAGTTCGACGTTATGGAACAGGCTAGTGCAAGCGCAGGCATTGACTATAAGTTTATTACACGGTTTGAGATACTAGACGGTGGTAACGGAGCAAGCGAAGCTAACGTATTAGAAACTTGGGAATTATATGGTTGTTTCTTACAGAACGTTAACTATAATGATCTCAACTATGCGTCAAATGAGCCAGTTACAATTACAGCAAGCATGAGATTTGATAATGCAATTCAGAGCCCAATTGGCGATGGTGTTGGTGCTGCTGTTGCAAGAGCCGTAGGCCAAACCGTAACAGGTTAATTTAAACAAGTAAAAGTTTTTAAGATAAGACCCTCCATTATATGGGGGGTTTTTTCTTGTAATAAATACTGTATATAGGAGTACTCTGTGGCAAGCGTTAATAGCACATTAAATGCAATAGGTAAAAGCGATCAGATTAAAGATTTCGCACATGCCTCACGATTATTTGTTGACAATAATTATGAGTTACAACCACGTTACTCACACCTGTTCCATGTTGTTTTTAACTTAACACCTCAAGCAGCAAAGTTATTTGGCAACCAAGAAAAACTAGAAATTAATATGCTAGTTAAAAGTATTGATTTGCCTAGCTTTAATATGGATGTTCAAACACACAATCAATATAACAGACAGGTACATAGCCAGCATAAAATTAATTATAATCCGGTAAACATTGCATTTCATGATGATCAAAATGATTTAATTAGAAGCCTACTACACAGTTATGCTTCATTTTATTATCAAGATTCTCGGTATGCTAGCAACGATAGAGCTTATAGTACTAATGATAGGTATGGAGCTTACAGTAATAGCTCCTATGGTTTAGCTTCAGGACAAGATAGATTTTTTAGAGATATTAGAGTATATAGTATGCTACAAAAACGATTTGCAGAGTATACACTTATAAATCCTATTGTTAATGCGTTTAACCACGATACTCATTCATATGCTAGTGGAAACTTAATGCAGCATACAATGCAAGTAAATTATGAAACTGTAAAATATGCCACTGGGTTTGTTAACAATGTTAATCCTAAAGGCTTTGGTGAAGTTCATTATGACAAAACTCCAAGTCCACTGGGTGTATTTGGATCTGGCACAGATAATAGCATATTCTTCCGCGGCGGCTTTGTTGACGCAGTTAATACTGTAGCTAGAGATTTAGCAGATGGTAACATACTTGGCGCAATAGCACGTGGTGCTACTATTTTTAATAATACAAAAGATGTTGATCTTGGCAGAGTCTTAGAGAAAGACTTAACTAGAGTATTAGGCGGAGTACTACGTGGCAAAAATCCACTAAGTGATGTCGTATTACCTAATATCTTTGGCCTTGACACTGGAAAACTTATTGGTGACATTGTTGGCACAAGCGATGAACGAATAGGCGGCACTGGCGCACCAGTTGATCGTACGTTTAATAGTGGAAATCAGCAAATTGTATTTAGTAATGGCAGTAATCGAAGTACATCAGTGTTTAACCAAGGAACAAGTTTTGTAGAAGATATTATCGATCGTGGACTTTCTGTAATTGCACCTAGTTTGTCAAGATCGCCAGCATCGCCTAGATTTTTAAGTGATGGTACTAGAATTGTCTCGTCTAATTCGTTAACTAATTCAAAGCTATCCAATAAGATTTTCTTAGAAAATCGTATCCAGCAACTAGATGCTGAGATTGCAGATAATCCAAGAACTGTTCCTCAATTTATTATTAACGAAAGAGATGCTATTAAACAAAGATTAGCATTGGAGTTTGGAATTAAATGACAGTTTGGAAAAAAATTAAACTATGGTTTGACCCAGATCATAGACTAACAGTAGTGCATATGGGAAAAAAGAAAGTTTTTGAAGTTTGCTCTTTTAAGAGTAAAAAAGATACTAAACTTTCAGGAACTACTATCGATGGGAAATCTTTCTTGTTAAAAAGCGAACTACCCATGGAGTATGAAATTATTCAAATGGATCTAGACGATAAAGCATATAAGGTAAAATAAAATGACAGACACTAGTTTACCAGTAGTTAACATTAACGATGAAATTGATAGAAGAGTAAATGCATACTTTGAACAATTCTTTTTAGCAAAAGTTAAAATAACAGAAAACGACTATGAATTAATTAAATCATTCTGTATAGCTAGAACACAAAGTGAGACAGCCGCGGCCGCCTTGTCTGCAGCAATAATTAACGTAGTTAATGAACTAGATTTATACGCACCAGATGTTATAGAGCAGTTTGCAAATTCTAATCCAAAAGCTACTATTCCATTATTCCTTAATTTAAGTAGACAAGGAGTTAGCTTGCTTGGGTATGTTAATGACAAAGTTGTCCCTCCAAGAGTAAAACAACAGATACTGACGTAATATGGCAAATTGGGCAAATGGTATATATGAGGTTGCAAATGCAGACAAATACGCAGGCAATCGCAAGCCACGCTACAGAAGTAGCTGGGAACACGCATTTATGCGGTTTGCAGACAATCATCCCAGTATAATACAGTGGGCAAGTGAAAGCATAAAGATACCTTATAGAAATCCTCTAACAGGCAGACAAAGTGTATACGTACCTGATTTTGTTTTAATTTACCAAGACAAGAGCGGAAAACGTAGAGGTGAGCTTATAGAAATTAAACCTAGTAGTCAAACAACAATGACCCCTAAGACTAGAGACAGAGAAAGATTACAAATAGCTTTAAACCATGCCAAGTGGGAAGCCGCGGCTAAGTGGTGTAGACTAAAAGGGTTACACTTTAGGATAGTTACAGAGAACGATATATTTCATGGCGGTAAAAAAAGGTAATAAGTAAACTAAAGTAAAAGGAGAATCGATGATAAAAAACCAACCATACAGCGGCTACCACAAGAATAAAATACCACCACATGATCCCACTTTAACAGAAGTTTTGCCTGGTACTCAGGCAGGTGAATACCTTCGCAGGTTTTGGCATCCTATATGCATGGTTGAGGAGTTGACCGATGTCCCTCGTTATCTGGTTATTTTAGGTGAAGAACTAGTTGCCTTTAAAGATGGAAGTGGTGCAGTTGGCGTACTACACGCTCACTGTATACATCGTGGAGCATCGCTCGAGTATGGCATGATTCAAGAGCATGGAATAATGTGTTCATATCATGGTTTTAAATTTGATGTGGATGGGACCTGCTTAGAAGTACCTATGCCAACAGGTGAGGAAGAAGAAGGCTGTCGTATGGCCGCAAATCTCTGCCAAGGTTCTTATAAAGCAATAGAGAAACACGGACTTGTTTTTGCATACATGGGTCCGCCAGAAGAAGAACCTCCTTTTCCAGAATGGGAAGGAGACTTTACTTGTCATTCAAGCGATAAGTTAGTACCATATAGTAATGTACAAACTTGCAACTGGTTACAGGTACAGGATAATGCAGCTGACCAGTTTCATCACACGCCCTTGCACACCACTGCTTTGGTTCCCGGACATGAACAAGGAACTACCTTTGGAGAGGCTGGCGCAAACGCATATCTGGTTCGTCCAGACTTGCAATTCTTTCCAGTGCATGATGGTAAGAGTATGGCATGGACATCTTCACGTAGAGTTGATGATGACTATATGTTTATTCGTATCAATCACCAAATTCTTCCTAACGTTAGTTTTCACTCCTATCTGTTTGAGGATGGAAAGAAATCAAAACACTTTAGTCGAGTTCATATGTATCGTTGGACTGTTCCTATTGACAACACCTCATGTAAGATGATAGGGTGGCGTGCTATCGGACCTCACATTGACCCCAGAGATGTTGGCAATGAGGATTTAATTGGTTATGAAAAAATTGATTTCCTAGAAGGACAATGTGGTATTCGTAGACCAGAAAGATCTTACTATGACAGATTAAATAAGTTACCTCCTGTACCAGAGCATCATCGTTATCGAAACGCTTATGTTGATGCCCAGCATGCACCAGGAGATTATGAAATTACAGCATCGCAACGGCCCATTGCTATTCATGCATTAGAAAGTCCTATGAAGTTTGATGGTGGTGTATATCTCTCACGCAAACAACTAAGAGATGCTCTCAACGGTGATAACGAAGATGCTTCACCAGAAGCTTGGAAAAAATGGCTTGAGGAAGTTAATGGTAATCCGAATACTTACTGTTCGGGCAATGTCCTAAAAATACCCAAAGCTAATAATAACGATGATGAGGTTAAAAATCGTCGTGACGTTGCTCAAAGATGTATCGCAGCGATTACGGAGAGTGATACTCTACCAAGAGAAAAACGGTCTGATTTTGTAAAGAACAAAATGCTGGAGATTGAAAATTACTATGCGGCAGGGAACTAATGACAAAAAAACTTGAATCTTTATTTGATTTACCGGATGTAAAAGACGATGTTGATTATAGTGCCAATGGCACTGAAACTGAGGTAACAGCGGACGATTTGCCTGTTATAAGGAATACATTGGACGCCGTAGACAAAATTGATGCAGCTCTGCCAACTATTAGAGACTTGGAAACTAGTGATAAAGAGCTAGACGATATCGCTGATACAGCAAAAAGTACTTTTCAAGATCTAATGGATCTGGGTATGAATGTAGAAGCAAGGTTTGCTGGTGAAATATTTAACAATGCTAGCAGGATGCTAGACACAGCTCTTACAGCAAAAAGCAATAAAATTAACAAAAAACTTAAAATGGTGGATCTACAACTAAAGAAAGCCAACTTAGACCTTAAAAAAGGCAACGAAAGCTATGGGGAAACAGCAGACGGAGATGGTGTCGTGCTGGATCGTAACACATTATTGCAAGAAATTTTAGGCAAAAAAGCATAAATATAATATAGGATGATAATATGAAAAGTTTGAAAACATACCTTACAGAGAGTGAGCACACTTATAGTTTTAGATTAAAGCTAGCTGAAAAGTGTGATGACGAGACCATGGATAAACTAGAACTAGCTCTAGAAAAATATGAGCTTAAGAGCTTATCCAAACCTAAACGTACTCCAGTACAAGAACATCCAATGGATTTTCAAACATTACAAAATTCAGAAGTTCATATTATGGATGCTGAAGTAAGTTACCCTGTTACAGCGCATCAACTTTACACTTATATTAGTGAAGTAGTTGGTATTCCAGAGAGTCACTTAGTAGTTATTAACAAAGATCATCCAGAAGAAATAGCTCGTGAGGAAGCACTCAAAGAAGAGGGTGACGAATATACTTCTAAACTTGAAGACGCCGATTACAAGGATGCACCTGATGCTAAGTCAGAAGATTCTTTTGGCGACAAATACAACGAGAACATGTTAAAAGAACTAGAAACTCGCAAGTATGAGTTTGCAAAGGAAAAATAAAATGCATATGATAGACGTAATGAGCAAGCTCAAAGAGATTGCAGAAGGTGGCTACGACAACGAAGATATTCAGCGTGGTATTGACGCAGCCGGAATCCATAAAGTTTCTGAAGATGAAACAATGGAAGGCAAGTCACAAGGCAGTGCTTATTATCGCGAAAAAGAAGCACAAGAGATGGCTAAAAAAGATGGCAAAGACTGGAAGAGTATGAAGTACGGTCAAAAAGAAGAGTATCGTGCAAAAGTCAAAGCTAAAAATGAAGATACAACAACTGAATCTGATGAAAATGATATTTTAGAAGATGCAGATATAGAAGAAGTTCACGAAGCAGTAGAAGAAGATCACGATGAGTTAGCTGATATCCTCAAGCTCGCTGGTAAATCCGGCGTTATTGGAATGGCCAAGCCGCAAACTATTATTGCCGAAGACATTGAGCTTGAAGAAGAAGAAATTGAAGAAACAGATTACGACACAACAGCTAATGAAGATTCTGCTGAAGCAGAAACTGCTATTAGTGAAGAAGAAATAGAAGAAGTTTTAAACGACGAACTAGAAGAAGAAGCTGTTGAAGAAACAGTTGAAGTTCCTGTTACAGCATTAGCAGACTTAATGAAGCTAGCTGGATATTCAAACTACGAAGAAAAAGTAGAAGAGTATGCCAACGAACCTACAGAAGAGTACATGGATGCTGAAGAGCAGTTAATTGGTCTTAGTGGCGGAATGAACGGTCCTAAGAAGGCCTATGCAGCAGCCGCTGGTGGCGATAACGCTATGGCACAGGAACCACGTGAGATTGAAGAATCAGACGTGGATCTTGAAACTACATTTGAGTCTTTTTATAAAAAGTATGACGCTTTTGTAGAAGACTTAAAGTCAGAATAAGCAACATCTAAATTTTACTGATCTTTACACAAGACAGTAAAGCACGTATAAATCTGCTTGAATTGTTCCATTAAGTACTAGCAGTGATTTATAGAGTAAATACATCACGCTACAATCGGAAGGAGTAAGACCATGGGAATTATAACTTGGGTCAAAGACCGTATTAGTGAAAGAACATCTTGGGACGGAGGAGTTTTAATAGCTATATCTATTTTAGCACTTATCGCTAGCCCAATAATTAAATGGGTTGCCTATGCTGGGTTAGTATATGGCGCATGGACAATTATCTCAAAAGAAGATTAAGCACATAAAAACTTGGAGAAGGGGGAGAATAAAAACTCCCCCTTTTCTTTTTAGTGTAAATATTAGTATGAAGTATAACAGAGAAGTATACCACGAACCGTTACGGCAAGTAATAAAAGAAACTTCAGTAGAAACTGGATATGTACTACCAGTTCAAATTGAACTGTATGTGGTAGAGCTGTTAGTATATTACATTGACAGACCAAACTTTTTACCTGAGCAAACGTTTGCTGAATCATTATATAAACTTGACCATAGATCAAGTTTTTCAGCAAAAGATTTAGGCGATACGTGTTTATTTGTTACTGGAGTTTTTCCTAAGTATGGGAAAAAGTACGGGTTAAGTAAGAGTTACTATAAAAATATTGGCAAAACTAGTTACGATCAAGCAAGCAGAATATTAAATCACGAACTTTTTTCTGCATTATGCACACATTTTGAAGTTATCGGTAAGTTTATTAATAAAGCTACAAACCCACGCCAAACACCACTAATAGGATAATTATGTCAAAATCATTAGACGGAGTATTAATTAAGAAAGCAAATAAGCAAGAAACATATACTCGCGAGCAAATTGAAGACTTTGCTAAATGTGCTGACAGTACACATGGGCCCATGTACTTTCTTAATAACTACTTCCATATTCAGCATCCTGTCCAAGGACAAATGGTTTACAAGCCTTTTGACTATCAGGTAAAATTACTAGATACATATCATAACTTTAGGTTTAATGTTAACATGTTGCCCAGGCAAACCGGCAAAACTACGACAGCGGCAGGATACCTGTTATGGCGAGCAATGTTTGTTCCTGATAGTATTATTCTAATCGCGGCACACAAGTATGCTGGTGCTCAGGAGATTATGCAACGTATACGTTATGCCTACGAACTATGTCCTAATTACATTAGAGCAGGTGCTACTAGTTACAACAAAGGAAGCATTGAATTTGATAATGGTAGTCGTATTGTAGCACAAGCAACTACTGATAATACTGGACGAGGCATGTCCATCTCATTACTATACTGTGACGAGTTTGCATTTGTGCGCCCTAGCATTGCTAGAGAGTTTTGGACCAGTATTTCTCCTACACTAGCAACTGGTGGTAGTGCTATTATTACTAGTACTCCTAATAGTGATGAAGATCAGTTTGCCATAATATGGCGTGATGCTAACAAGTGTTTTGATTCACACGGCAATGAAACAGATATAGGTATAAATGGATTTAAATCATATCGTAGTTACTGGCAAGATCATCCAGACAGGGACGATATATGGAGACAAGAAGAGCTGGGGCGTATTGGCGAAGAGCGATTTAGACGTGAACATGAGTGTGAATTTATTATCAATGATGAAACACTAGTAGACAGTTTAGTACTAACTAATATGCATGGCTATGATCCAATACAAAAGCAAGGCACAGTACGTTGGTATAAGATGCCGGAAAAAGGTATGACTTACATGGTAGCACTTGATCCTAGCTTGGGAACAGGTGGCGATCCAGCGGCTATACAGGTTTTTGAAGCGCCTAGCATGGAACAAGTAGCAGAATGGTGCCATAATAAGAGTGCTATTCCACAACAAATAGATATTCTTGTTAACATATGTAAATTTATAGCAGACGAAATACAAGCAGAAAATAGTGTTTACTACAGTGTAGAGAATAATACACTGGGAGAAGCAGCACTATTAAGTATTGCTGAACGTGGTGAAGACAGAATACCAGGCATTTTTCTAAGTGAAAGCAAAGTACATGGTAATAGTAGACGATTTAGAAAAGGATTTAATACTACACAACGAAGCAAGTTAACTTATTGCAGTAAGTTAAAAACACTGGTAGAAACAAATAGAATGAAAGTAAAAAGCAAGCTATTAGTTAGCGAACTTAAAAACTTTATTGCTAATGGTACTAGTTATGCTGCAAAAGTAGGTGAGACTGATGATCTTGTTATGGCTACTCTATTAGCTGTACGTATGGCTAATGAAATAAAGAACTATCTTCCTGACTTAGATAATGCTATGCGAGATGGCAGTGAACAAAACATTCAACCCATGCCCTTTGTTATCATGTAAGCATAAATACAATATAATGGCAAATACAATATCACAAGATCTATTTAATAAAGTACGTGGTCAATTTAGCAATATGACGCTGGGTCGTGCAGATGGACAACAAACACTGGATGCTAAAGATGCAGTATTTTTTGAATTTGACTATGTTAAGAAAGGACAGGATTTAGGAAGCGTAGTAGTTAGTTTAGTAGATGATGGCGCACTAAAGGTATACTTTAATAATGATATTGTAACAGAACAAGATCAAGATACAATGCAGGGTTTTTATAATTTCCTAGGAAGTTTAAAAAAGTTTGCTGTTGGTAGGTTGCTTAATTATGAAGCAAAAAATATCAGCAAGTCTAGATTAGATAAAAAAGATTTTGATTTTCTTGCCCAACAGAATAAGACAGAGGAAGAGCTTACCATGGAAAGCAAATTATACGGTAGTAGACAAAAAAGCTACCAGGACTTAAACGGAGCAAAACTTATTGTTCAGCATACTCAGTCAGTAGATGAAGAACGTCACGGTGCTAGAAGTAGGAACATCAAGGCCATTTATATTGAAAATAGCGACGGGGAACGTTACAGATTTGAAAATAATTACCTCCCTGGCGCAAGAGCAATGGCTCGTCATGTTAGCAACGGCGGGTATACCAAGGACGATCACGGCCAACACATTTCAGAGATCATGGCAGAAATGGGACAGCTAAAGACATTCGTTCGTGGAGTTAAGCGACAAGATTATGTAAATGAAGATGCTCAAGATATTATTGAAAAAGCTACAGGTAGATATTACGGCCTTAAAAGCACACTAGAAAGTATTAGTAAGCAAAAAGGCTATCTAAGCTATTTTGAAAACTTTGCTCCAGATGAAATTGATGTTACTGAAGATGACTTAAATGATATCAAAGCAAAACTTACACGTCAGGTGTTTGACGACAAGTTACAAGACAGTCTTGGTGCTGTAGGAAAAGCTATGAAATTGCAGGAAAAGAAGAGCGGTGATTTTTATGACTGGGACGATTGGTCAAGATCAGCGAAGCAAAATGGTGCAGAAATACAAGGTGATATTGAACACGCTGTGGCAGTAGTTGACGGAAAAGAGATTGGTGAATGGAACCAGGACGAACAAGATCGTACCGGTGATAAGATTGCTAGCAGATTTAAGAAGCCTGGCTATGGTGAACTTAATGTAGATGCTGTTGACCGTGATGAAACACCAGAGCGTGACTTCCAGTTGCCAACTGAGTTAAAACTTATTCCAGGTGCAATGGCACCGTTAAAGCAAGCATCAGATAATAAAGCAATTCTTCAAATGGTACTAGTAGATATTGCTAGTCGTGCAATTGATGACGAAGTCAGCATTTTTGCAGCTGATATGGCAGAAAAACTTGGTAGTGTTGGTGGTCCTTTTGGACAACGAATGACACCAGAATTTAAAGCACAAAAGATAAAAGCTGTGGATTTAGCTAAGATGTACCTTAAACAGCATAGTGGTAAAAAAGCAGAGAGCGTTGAAGCTGAAGAAGTTCCACGTAAACGTCCAGAAGATCCATTTGAATCATACCAGCAGTCCATGGAAGATATTGTTCTAGCAAAAGAAACAAAGCCAGACTTTTTAGACTTGGACGGAGACGGCGATAAAGAAGAGCCAATGAAGAAAGCTGCCAAAGACAAAGAAGAAGATGAAAAAGAAGATGGTAAGTTTTCTGGTACACCAGCCGAAATTAAAAAGCAGATGAAAGCTCACAAAAAGAAGCATGACAAGATCGGTATTGGTGAAGACGATGAAGTAGAAGAAGGCAATGCTTTTTCAGATGCATTAAGAAAGGCCAAAGAAGCAGGCGAAGACGAGTTTACAGTAGATGGTAAAACTTACCAAGTTGAAGGCAAAATGAGCGACATTGAAATGGAAGTTGAAGAAATGATCCAGGATGGTGCTGATGATACAGAGATTATGGCAAAGTTTCCTGGCATAGTTAGTCAGGAATACTTGGACGATATGAGAGCAGCTTCCGACGAAAAACAATATGACGATTACGAAATGGAAAGTCAAGTTGAAGAAGATGATGACATAGCATGGCTTAAAAGGGCAGCAGGCATTGGGTCAAATACAATGAGCAATCACGGAATTCGAGAAGGTGAACAAGGATATCAGATTACACCAAGAAGCATAGTAGCAAGACAGATGCGTAAGTTACAGGACATAGAAAAAGTTTAAAAAATTTAAATTTACCTAACAAGGGGAGCATTTATTGCTCCTCTTTTTTTTGAGCAAAAAACCATAAAAAATGCAATTAAAATATTGACTAGATAAATACATATGTTATATACTGTAGAGACAATAAAGACAGTATGTATCTTAGGCATACAAATAGGCTATAAACAATAGGCAAAGGAGAAATAGGCACTATGGCATCATTAGCAGAAATCCGTGCAAAACTAAAAGCACAAGAGTCACGCACAGAGCGTACAGGCGGCGGCGACAACGCAATTTACCCACATTGGAATATTCCAGAAGGATCAACGGCAGTAGTTCGTTTCCTACAGGATAGCGATGAGTCAAACACTTTCTTTTGGAAAGAACGTTTGATGATTAAACTACCTTTTAACGGTGTAAAGGGTGGTGACATGAATAACAAAAATGTTGTTGTTCAAGTTCCATGTGTTGAAATGTGGAACGATACTTGCCCAGTACTTTCAGAAGTACGAGGGTGGTTTAAAGACAAGAGTCTAGAAGACATGGGTCGTAAGTATTGGAAAAAACGTTCATATATTTTTCAGGGCTTTGTGAACGAAAACCCAATGACAGACGATAACACACCAGACAGTCCAATACGTCGGTTTGTTATTAGCCCAAGTATCTTTGGAATTATCAAGGACGCACTAATGGATCCAGACATCCAAGAGCTTCCCACTGATCCAGAGATGGGATTAGACTTCCGTATTACTAAAACCACAAAGGGACAGTATGCAGACTATTCCACTAGTAAATGGGCCCGCAAAGAAACTGCGCTAACAGCTGAACAGAAAGCAGCTATTGAAACCCATGGGTTACATAACCTATCTGACTTTCTACCAAAGCGTCCAGGCGAGGTAGAATTAAACGCTATCAAGGAGATGTTTGAAGCATCCGTAGATGGCGAAGCATATGACGTTGAGCGTTTTGGACAATACTATCGTCCATATGGCGTTGATATTCCTGCAGGTTCCTCAAGTACGTCTACACCTGCACCAGTAGCAACCCCAGCGTCAACAGCCGCTGACACCAGTACCAATACCAATACGGTAGCAGAAGGTCAAACTGAGGCTAAGCCAATTGAGGCTAAGCCAGTAACTGCTAGTACTGAATCGGCTCCTGCTCCAGTAGCAGCAGCGGCTGAGAAATCTGATGGTAAGAGTGCAGATGACATTCTTGCTATGATTCGTGCAAGGCAAAAAGCCTAAGTAATAACAGGGGAGGGGGAAACCTCTCCCCATTATTTCTATACTTTAACAAGATAAAATACTTATGAGCAATTTAATTGTTACCCGTTTTCCTCATGGTGCCGCTGGTAAATTTTTAAGCACAGTATTTCAAACCAGTGACCATGTAGATCACTGGAGTTCAGTAGTTCAGCATCAAAAATCAATTAAGCAATACGTTAAAGAAACTACGTTAGCATATTGCCATCGATCGTTTCCTGCTGATTTCACGTTGCACATGCTAAACGAACCAATGGTTCCATATTGCACAGATTTATATAGTAGTACATTTGATCGGGGACATGATGTTACCGCTGAGCAATACTGGCAGCAACCTGATGTTAGACTACAAGAATGTCAAAGACAAAACCGGTATGCAAATATTATTTTTAACAAACCTAAATTACCAGTATTCTGTAACAATGCAAAAGTTTTTACAGTTTTGCTTACCACTGAACAAGAACAAAACTGGGTATATCGCGCATTATGGATCAAACATTTTATCGAAACTGATAATGAGATTATCTACTCTCCAAACAGTCCAGATTATTGTCATCTAGCTACATTTCCAAAACTAGTACACTACAAACCTAAGTATAGGTTTGAATTAAGCGAACGCGAAGAACTGTACAATCGGGAGGTTGTGAATAATCGAACAATTCTAAACTATAAAGAACCGCACGATTCGTTTAACGATAATGTCAACAATATATTTTTCAATATCAGTGATTTGTTTGATGTTGAAACGTTTATTTCTGTAATGGAAGACGTTTTTACAGAATGGGACTTAGGGATACTTGATCGTGAATTAGTATCAGCAATGCATCAATTGTGGTGGAGTAGACAGGAGTTTCAGAAGCAATGCTAGAATTTGAGTATAAAAAATATAATCAAATAAAAGATATTCCTAACGACACAAAGCAAATTAGGCTTATAGATCATATTAAAGGTTTTAACAAATATTATAAAAATGATTTACTAGATATTCTTAACTCAAGAGATACAAGCAAAAAAATAGAAGTTCATTATCATGCTTATTTGCCAGATGTTGTAAAAAATAGCTATCCTAATTTAGATATTAAGTTTGATATACAAAGTCAAGAAGAACTTAATTTACAAGCAATGCATGGTTATCGATACACCGGCAATAACGCATACGATAACTTTATTTGTACTTTGCTTGGTTCTATGCACGTTTCTAGAATGTTACTGGCTTCATTAATGAGTAAGTCACAATTGTGGAATGATGATTATTGTACCAAAAACTTTAAGTTTAATTGGGATCAAGTTGACGGTAGTATAATGGATTATACTGATAATAACGAACATATCTACAACAAGTTTTTTATCGACCACAGCGACATGGATAAAAAAATAGTTAGTATCGATTATGATCATTGCAACACGTTACACAATATACATGCTATAGAACCTTTAATTAAAAATAGTTGTATTACTATTGTTGCAGAAGCAATGGGAGAGAGCTACGTGCCGTTTGTTACGGAAAAATTTTTACAGAACATTGTTACTAAAACATTATTTCTTGGTTACTCCCAACCTGGCTGGCATCAAACGCTAAAAGAGCAATACGGATTTAAATTGTACGACAACATATTTAATTATAGCTTTGATAAGATTAAAAATCCAGTTTATCGTGTAATTCGTTTAATGGAAATGATCTCTAAATTTAGATACTTAACACGTCATGACTGGCATGAAATGTACTTAACAGAGCAAGATAACATCGAATATAACTATAACCACTATTATAGTAAAGAATACCTAACATGTCTGAAACAGTTTGACAAATCTAACAATGCATAGTATAGTAGTATATAAATGAAAAAACACTTGTTAGTGGGATGTAGTTTTACTGATCCAATTTGGCAAGATGTTACTCCATGGAGCAGTTATTATAATGAAAACTACAATCAATCGTATATTATAGCAAAAGCAGGAATGGGATGGGCAGGAATATGCACAGAAGCGTTTATACATGCACAAAAGTTAGATTTTGAACATTGTGTAATTATGTTACCTACACTTTGGAGAATGGATATAGAAGTAAACCAGGAAGGTACTATATGCAATGCTATGGTAGATGTATTAGAAGATAACAAGGTAACAATTCCTGCTACACGTAAATGGTTGTGCAGTGGAGGATTAAATTACGAAAAACTAAAAGGTACTGAACTAAAAATAATAGAGATGATGTACAAGTATAAAGGCTTTTTACCATTGTTAAGAGAACATGTACTAAAATTAAAATTATTAATTAGTTACCTTAAAACAAGAAACATCCAGTATACTATTACTGCAATTCAAGATCCTATGCATCAGCTGACAGGATTAGATTATATTAAAGATGATGTAATAGAATTACTGGATAGTGTTGAATATAAAGACTGGTTAAGATTTAACGGTAAGTTTATAGATAAATTTATTGGTCACATTAACCACCCTACAACTAGAGAACACACACTTATTGGAGATTACATATGGCAAAACCGTTTGACGTAAGCAAATTTCGCAAGGACATTACAAAAAGCATTGATGGCCTTAGTATTGGCTTCCACGATCCTACTGATTGGATTAGTACTGGAAGTTATGCACTTAACTATCTTATTAGTGGCGACTTTCATAGAGGAGTCCCCATGGGAAAAGTTACAGTATTTGCTGGAGAAAGTGGTGCAGGTAAAAGTTACTTTGCTGCAGGCAACATTGTTAAAGCTGCACAAGAACAGGGTATCTTTGTTGTACTAATTGATAGTGAAAACGCTCTTGACGAAACCTGGTTACGTGCATTAGGCGTTGACACTGACGAAGGTAAACTACTTAAACTATCAATGAGTATGATTGATGACGTTGCTAAAACTATTAGTACGTTTATGAAAGATTACAAAGGCATGGAGGAAGAAGATCGTCCTAAAGTACTATTTGTAATTGACTCGCTGGGCATGCTATTAACTCCTACAGATGTTGATCAGTTTGACAAAGGTGATATGAAGGGTGACATGGGTCGTAAACCTAAAGCACTAACGTCACTGGTACGTAATACTGTTAATATGATTGGTAGTTACAACGTTGGTATGGTATGCACTAACCATACATATGCATCGCAAGATATGTTTGATCCTGATGATAAGATTAGCGGCGGGCAAGGATTTATCTATGCAAGTAGTATTGTTGTCGCTATGCGTAAACTTAAACTTAAAGAAGATTCAGACGGCAATAAAGTAAGTGACGTTATGGGTATTCGTGCAGCATGCAAAGTTATGAAGACACGCTATAGTAAGCCTTTTGAAGGTGTACAAGTTAAAATTCCATATGAAACAGGAATGGATCCTTATAGTGGGTTGTTAGAAATGTTTGAGAAAAAAGGTTTACTAACCAAACAAGGAAACCGCCTCAAATATACGCCAGCCTCAGGCGATGAAATGCTGGAGTTCCGCAAAGGATGGACAGGAGATAAGCTAGAAGTAATAATGGCAGATATTGTTGCTAGTGATAAACTAAATAGTACCGTAGAGGTTGGTGGAGAATTAAATGATCAACCACTTGATGATTTGCCTGAACAGGGTGAGTTAGACGACCAAGTAGAGGAATAGATTGTATGGATGATGAGCTCCTAGTAGAGACCTGGACGATTCTTAAAGAGTACATCAAAGACAAACAAAGTGCTGCAGATCATTGGATTGGAGAACTAATTGATCTTGGTATAGGAGATGAAACTCTAGATATACTAGCTAGTCAAGACAAGTACTTAGCTAAAGCAGTAAAATATAACGATGACGATAGCGACCCGTACTACGACGATGACGAGTAATTGTTGACAACTTTACATTAAAAG